CTGGAAAGCTCCATGTTCTCTTTGCGATCCGCCGCGTCAACCGCTCCGTCCGCGTTCTCGTCCCAGGTAATCCAGAGCTTCGCGCCCTGGGTCACAGCGGGGCAGGGGAACGTGGTAACATACTCAGGCTCGTCATCAATCGCGTCAGTGACATAGACATAGTCGCGGTAGATGAAGGAGAGCTTGATCATGGGGAGTTCGCCGACCTTCGACGTAATCTCCACACCGGAGCAGCGGGCGCCCGTGAACTTGATGCTGGCGTTGCTATCAGCACGCTGCAGGAGCATGGTGAAAGACTCGGAGACGCCCTCGAAACGCTTATCGAAAGCACCCTGGCAAGCGTAGTACACGTTCTCTGCCGCAACCGGAGTCGCCGTGAAGCCCCAATCAACGCCGTTGTAGGCGATGTCGGTGACTGCCGTGCTAGAGCCCACAGTGGTCGGACGGGCAATCTCAAAGTCCGTGCTAGAGCCCGGAGCCGGGATTGCGAGGACATGTCCTTCGTCGACGGTGCCAGTGGTGACAACAAAAGCCTTGCCGCTCGTCGAAGAAGCAATCGTGTCCGCCGTTCCGCCGCTCTGTCCGGTCTTATTGCCGAGCAGGAAGCCGCAGGCGCTACCAGCAAGCTGGAGCCACGGAGGAGGCTGAGTGCGGCCCGTGGCGCCAGTGGTGCCGAAGTCGGTCACGGGGCCATGGATGTGCATGGAGATGCTGAACTCGCCCGTGTCCTTGATGCCCTTGACCTTGCAGGTGTCATAGTCGTGCGTCGCATAAATCTGCGGCACATCGACAAGGGGCTGCTTGGGAAGGCCCGAGGGCTTCTCGGCCAGGCGAACAAACGCCCTGTAGGTGGAGTTGGGCACGAAGCGATAGGTCTCGCTGGTGCCATTTACGGTGGAAGCCGCGACAATGCCCGGGTCCACGCCGTAACTGGATTCGGGCATGAAATACAGCCCAATGTAATCTGATCTCTTTCCGTCAACCATTTGCGGCCTCCCGTGGTCAATAGACCTGTACTTTGAGACTCATCTGCAGCTCGTAGCGTTGGCTATCGAGCTTGATAACCTCGCTGGAATCCACCTCGACCTTCTCAAGGCAGAGACCTTCGCATTCACCATGGATATTGTCAAGTTTCTGGATGTAGAGCCCAATAAGGCTATCATCCGCCGCGATGATCATCTGGGTTTCATTATGGTTGTCTCCTGCGAAATATCCGATTCGCAAGAGCAATCTATGCGTCGCGCGGCGTTTAGTGCCTGCACCATTGGCGAAGGCTTGGTATTTGGCCGTGCCGAGATAATCAATCTCGACCATGCGATCCACTGACCCTTTGACCGCATTAGGGATGCGGATATTGTCAACCCGGGTGAAACCCTCGGCATGGAAGTCAGAGGCCGTGGGTGTCAATCCGCCTTCGCCCGTATCTGGGTCGCGGCAGATGGTGGCGTACAAGCGCCGGATGACACAATCAAGAGCCATTAGTCTCGCCCTTTAGACCGAGGGGGACGGCGGAACCATACCTGCCGCTTGTTCCCATACTGCTCAGTCGTATCCAAGTTGCCGTCCTGATTGAAGTCCACAGGGATTGCGAACTTGCCGAGGATGGATTGCTTCTTGGATTCCAGTGCATCAATGTAGTCGTCCGTCTGTCCGATATATCCGGGTGGCGCGGCCAGCCCTTGATATTGGGTCAGATTGATTAGGCATTGTAGCACGGCGGCATCCCGAAGGATAGTACTTCCGTCTGGGATGACGAGATTATGTCGAATGCCCATTGCGTCGAGGTCCCGGACGATGTCTTGCCAGGCCTGCTGAATGAGCATCTCTTTATCTTGGACTTTGGAGAGTTCATTATCCACGTCAGGGCGCAGACGACCTACATCCGTCCAAGTAGCGGGGCAGAACAGCACTTGCTTAACGACATCGTATACCTTGACGATGGTTCGGACAGTGCCTTCTACAGTGACCTTCCAGGTGGCTTTGACACGTCCAACGAACGTGCTAGAGACCGATGCCCAGTTGACGGTATAGGAGCAGCGAACGCCTTTGAGTGTGTCGCCGGTCTTGGTGGCATAATCAATGCCCTCGTCAAACCGAACCTCTGTGACCTCTCCACCAGCGGTATCAAACTCAGAGACTCGTGCCCACCGCTTACGTCCGCCTCGATTGAGGAGGAATCGTCGGCCCTCTGCCGTCAGGTCGCCAATGGTGCCTGCCGTTGCAGTAGGTGCCACAGTGCGCCAAGGCGAAGCCTTAGCAGGCAGAGTCAGCACAAGATTGTCGATCGTGGCAGCGACATCGGAGATGTTCGCGAAGCCGCCGCCGAGATCAGCCAGGCCGTTACCATCCAATTGGGTAATTGAGACGGTGCAGGCAGAAGGCTGGTCTGGAAGGGGCTCGTCGAGATACAAAGTCCCCCCTTGCCGATACAGCAAAACGTTGTATGTAGACAAGGCCCCCCTCCATGACCAGGGAATCTGAGCCCGACAACCGGGCCCAGATTCTGGTTAGCACACTAGGTGCCGACCGTTATTAGGCTCCAGCAGTACCCACGATACCACGCCAGCCGGTCGCCTTGACCGCGAGCTGCATCTTGCTGGTCCACACCCAGTTACGGGTGCCCTGCTCAATGTAGCCCGGGTAGAGCGTCGGACGGCGGGCGTAGATGACCTCAAGCGGAGTACGAGCAGAGTCGAGGATGAACGAGGCATCCGCGTCCTGCAGGTAGGGGTGCGTGAAGGTCTGAAGCCCGTAGACCGAGGTGATCGCGTTGACAGTGTTGTCGCCGCGATTGCTCGACACGTCGGTGGTGAACTGCGACTGGGTAAGACGCACGTTCGTACCCCAGGTCGACGGAGAGGTGATGAGGAGCGTCGGGCGGTACCGATTGATGAGAACGCCGTCCTCATTCGGGGTACGCTGCATAAGCTCGATCATCGCCTCAACGGTCGCCTCGGAGAGGTCAGCCGCCGTAGCGAGCTCGTTAGAGGCCGTGCCACCACCAGCCAGCGGATGGTCGGTAGCGCAAAGCTCCTTGGCATCGTAAAGGGTGGGGTAGCTGGAATTGAACGCACGATTGAGGAGATTCGCCACCATGACGACCTTCGTGTGGTTATACACGTCGACCATCATCGAGGGATACTCATTCCAACCGCCACGACCGAAGTCGCGCATCTCTTCCGTCACCTTCATACCGAACTGGTAGATGTCGGTGGTGATTTCAACCGACTTACCCTCGTTCGGGCTGATGTAGGTAAACGGCTGGCCTTCGCCCGCGATAGGGGCGGTAGCCGTACCGAGATAACGCTCCGCATAGCGGTCATGGTCGCGGCCCTGAAGGTCGCGCTCACGAACGAGCGGGGCAACTTCGTTCTCAGCAACAGCCCACTCGGTCATAAAGATCGAGAGGAAACGCTCGTCCGTCTCGCGGAAGAGCTGCATCAAACTAGCAACTGCCATGGTCCTTTTCCTCCTTCAAGCAGGTTGCCCCGCTAGGATTTAATTAGTTAGCCTTCTGGTGAAGAGCGAACTTGCAGCGGATCTTCTTCTTATCATTCCACGGGGGAACAAAGTTACCCGCGAGAGAAGAACCGTAGATGGTCTCGCCGTCGAGAAGAGGGTCGAAGTTGGTGTTCACTGCCAGCACTTTGAGCACGTTGGTGGTCGTGGCCCCAAGATTGGCGAGGAACACACCGCCAGTGACGATGAGGTCGTGAGTCTCACCGACGGCGGTCTGAATGGCCTCAGCGACGTCATCTGCGAGAATCTCGAACTCAAGGTCGGGATCATCGAAGACAACGACAGCCTGACCAAGCGTAGACGACGTGATCTTCTCTGCACAGATACCAAGAAGGCTCGCGGACGAAGCCGTGGCCAGCTCGACGTAGCCTGCCGAGTTGAGAAGAACGGGATCGCCAACATCAATGGTCTGCGAGGCCGCGAGGTAGTAACGCTGGGTGCGCGTATGATTGCTAACGGGCTTGAGATCCGGCATGGATCAACCTCCTCTTAGGCCCCGCAGGGCCGGGTTAGTCGGGAGTGATAGGCTCCCGAGTATAGTTCGCCTTGGCCTGCCCAGTGACGCGCTCGATCGCGCCCTGAACACCGCCCTGCTGCCAGGGCTTATTGAGATTATCAGGAATGTCTGCTCGCTTGGCATCTTGCTGCCTTGCGAGGGCTTCGAGTACATTTCGACGATGTTCAGCCGCTTCCTGCTCGCGGAGCATAAGCGTTAGGCCACCGAAGTTGCGTCGCGGAAGTTCGGTATCCCACTCATCTGGGAACATATATCCCTGCGCGCGCATCATGCTGATTCGGGCGTCGTCGTTCGCGACAAAACGCGCACTGAGCTGTCCGCCAGCGGTGTAGTCCACTCCGTAGTTCTTGATGTTGAAGAGCTGTGCCTTGCCGTCAAGGAAGGTAGGATTGAACGCGCGGCTCTTGGCCTTCTCAGCGATTCGCTCCTGCAGGCTCTTCTTCTTTTCTCCGCTCTTACCCTCGACCATAGTCTACCTCGTTTTGCTTGCGAATTTTGCGAGCTTCCAACAGATTCTTCAGGAAGGTTGCTTGCTTAGCCTTGTCCTTGGGATATCGGTCTTCCGCGAGGCGTTTATCTGCCTCCGAGACCTCATCAGCCGCTCTATTCGAACGCTGAGACCCAGAGTTAGGGGCGGTAGGCGCAGTCGGTCTAGGCGCTTCTGGTGCTTCGACTTTCTGGTCTCCCTTAAAGAATCGACCAAACTTCTTGCTCGTCTTCATGCGTCCAACGAAGTCTTCAAAGGCTTCATCTTCTGCGTTGAAGTTCTTGATGATCAACGAACCGAAGTCGGGGTCGTCGAGGCCGTTGGCAATGAGCTTATTGATGAGGCGTTCCTGCTCCAACTCGGTACGAGCGGCAGCGAGGTTCTCCTGGTGCTGCTTGAGCTGCAGAGCAAGGTCCTCTTTCTCGGCCTTGATGCGCTCTTCAGCAGACATCTTTTCGCGCTCGGCATTCTTCTTGAAATCTTCAAGTTCCTGCGCCTTCTTCTGAAGGTCTGCAAGAGCCTTAGCCATGCGCGCAGCTTCTGCTTTGGCTTTCTTTACATCGTCGGTATTGGGCTTTTCAACGGTTTCAGACGGGGCAGTATTCTGCGTCGCCGTCTCGGACTGCTCGTCCTGTGCGGGCTCACTCATTCTCACTCCTACTCTGTTTGATGACCCGGCAGAGAGACCGGGATGGAGGTGCTACTTATGGTAGCGCGTCTACTTTACCAAGAAATATAAAAAGAGTCAAGCCCTTTCTTCTGTCCAGATTTGCCGGAGTGCTAACTCGATATATTCTTGTCCAAACCTATTGAGTTCTATAGAGTTTAAGTCGAGCATGTCCTCGCGACCGTTCTCAATCGCCTCGTCTGCTGCCATGACGTTGAGAGAATCAGAAAAGCCGAAACGCAGAGGTCCGTCTGGCTCCTGTGTCGCTTTCATCCAGTCGCGCCAGGCTGCTCCCTTGTTAGAGAAGACAAACTTGTTGGAGATAAGGCCTGCCTCGTCACGATATTGCTTGTACCCGCCTTTGTGAAAACTTGCCCACCCTCGTGCTGGTTTCTGCATGGGCTTTTGTCCGGCATCTGGTTTGTGTATCCGCAAAGGCTTAGTCGAATATCCTTTGAGCTTGCCATTCGCACCCTGGCCTCGCACGTTAACCCGTTCCATAATATATTCTTTGATTTGTTGTGCGATCTCCTTCCGGATCTTCATCCGGTCGAGCTTCTTGCGTCCGTATGTAGCAGAACCTGTGACCTTGATAGTCATGATTCAATCCTTAGTCCAGCTTGCTGGACATAGTCCTCGCTGACCGGCCACCATACATGTCGACAGCCGTATCCCCCGCAAAGGATGCTGACGTTAGGCGGAACATACTTGTGCAAGTCTGGATGCTCATTCAGCTTTTCAATGCCACTAGGCGTGAAAGCCACCTTGCGCCGAACAATATCCGCGCAGAATTTTCTGTTGCGGCTATCTGCCGGGCCTACATAAAGCCACAGATTATCTCGAGTCTCTCCCACATCCCGAATGGCAGTGCGGTCAAAAAGGGACACAATCGTGTCCATCGATTTAACCAGGTCTGCCATTTCTTGTTCAATGATCGTGCGAATACCATCAGCAAGCTCTCGTCCACGAACCCCAGCAATAACGGTCTCTTGGGTCTTGGCATTGATAGCTGCTGCCGCAATACCTATATTCGCTTCAGCCATGAGCATGGCTTTACGACGATAGGTACGAGCGAGTTCATCATCTCCAAACTGCTCGGCAATCTTAAGGCTACGAGAAGCCATGAACGTATTCAAACGCCTCAGTTCTGGCGCTAGTGCGATAGCTACCGCAGCGGCCCAGAACATGAGGTCAGAACGGCTCAGGTTATCTTCCTCGACCTGCGTCAAGATACTATCGGACATGTCCTCAACGCGCCCCTGCATGTCTTCCAGGAACGCATCCAGGTCAGTGCTAAGCTCGTTGAGAAACTCGTCCATTAGTTACCGCCGATGGTGATATTACCCGTGCCGCTCGTGGTGTTTCCGCCCGTCTTGCTGCGGTCGCGTTCATTGACCATAGGGCGATTGCCGTTCTGTCCAATGCGCGGCGTCGTCTCTTTGAGCAAAGAGGTAGGCTCCGGCTTGTCTTGCTTATTCTGCTCTTGAATCTGCTTGAGAATCTCAGTGGCCCGCTGAATTGGAACACGTCGATTGGAGGCAATGACGTCTGCGCGCGTGATAAGATCATTACGCAGATACATATCGATGACTGTAGCTTCCGTAAGCGGGTCAACGCTGAGGTCCACTTCGCCGAACTGTACAAGCATCTCAATGTCCACCCCATTAGGGCGCGGGTATCGATCGGGCACTGCGAGAGCTTGTCCCGGATGGAACGCATTCCAAACGATGATGCTAATCCAGAAGCTCTCACGCTCGTAGACGTTCCACTTGGGGAACTCTTGATTACGGCGCTCGACGAGGGCCGTGCGTGCTTGCATGCGCGAGACACCAGACTGCACCTTGGTCTCTGGGTCGACGAGCTCAGGGTCGATAGAGTGCAAGCGAGCGAAGGTGCGCATAATCCGCGTGTCCGCGCCGACAACCTCTCCGATAGGGGCCGCAGGGTGTGCGAACTGGAATGAGGTATCTGGATTGCGATAGACCTGCGGAGCCCCAGGGCTATAGGGCTGACTCTCGACCTCTTCAAGGTCTGCACCAGTGATAACAGGAACGGCGAAGTTCTGATACTCAATGGTGTGTGCAGCGCCCGTCAGCATGCGGTCGATGACCTGATTCTGATTGACGAGAATGTCGCTACCAGGCTCATGCACGCGCGTGACCGTAGGATTATCGTGCACCACCAAGATTGGCTTGACAGGGCGCCCGCGATTATCGCGGAAGGGGTTAGCGTTATAGCCCGCCTCAGTCAGATTGACATCTTTGTAGGGCACCCCGGGCTGCTGCTCGTACCACCACATATCTCGCCACCAGACCTGCCAGGTGACCTGAAAATGCTCGTCCCTGTCAATGTCCGCGATGTTCTCAAGATCCTGCGCAATGGCCACCATGCAGTCAGGATGCTGCAGATTGCCCCTCGCCTGCGGGACATCGATGACCATGACGCGATAGGGCTCAAGGTTCGTCTTGATGAGGCGATCGTCGAACTCATCATACGTCACGCACTGGAAGGCTGTAGCGAAAAGCCCAGTCCACTTACAAAGATGCTTGCTGGCGAGGTCGTGCGCACATGCCTCGTACAACAGCTTCAGCGTGTTGGTGTACTCGACATCGACCTTGCCGTTGACGAGCACCTCGCGCTTCTCTGCCGGAGAGTCGTAGACGACTTGGCGATTGTCGATGATGACCTGGCAAAGATTCGTCATCACAGGCTTAACGCACGTCTCCTCGGTAGCATCTGGCAGCATGGCGCGCAGGTCTTGCCAGCCTGGGCCGCTATGCGCGAGATTCCACTGTCCGGGAGTGATATAGGTCTCTTCCATGCCTGCAATGCTGCCTGCATCGGTCTCGACCTGCGTCATCTCGTAGTAGGCTTTGCGTCGCTGCATCTCATAGCTATAGCTGGACTGCAGCCAAGTCGTGTAGTCCATAGTCCCTTCGCGCAGTTCGCGAAGTTCCGCATAGCCTGGAATCTGCTCATCGTTGATTTCCGATTCAGTGACCGGCTCGACGATGGTCCCAGTAAGCTGGGGACGCTTGAAAATCTTAGCGGCCATGCGCTGAATAGACTGCACCATTAGCTACCTCTCTTTCGACGATGAACCACTTTATCCGGGTCGTTTCGAGTTACCTTGCGGTACACATCATGCTCATAGTTCATCAGCACATAGTGTATCGCGTCGATAGAATGTTTCCACTCTTGCACGCTTTCTGATGTCGGGCGGTCAAGTTCTCGCCCCTCGTCGCTTCGAGACTTCTGCAAAGAGAAGTTCTTGATTGCATTGACCAAACCGCGCGAGCGTGTGTTCTTGGGCTTGAGTGTGCTATTGATGACAACGCGATTTGCTTTTAGCATCTCATCCAGAGCATCAAGGCGAGTTCGAAGCACCGCATTTCGACCTGGGACCGAGGCCACCCGTGGGCGAATGCCCAGCATCTTATGCACAATGCTTTCATCTGTTTGTGGCCCGTTCGACTTGTGCTTTGTAGCGTCTTTCGGGTCCATGAAAATGCGACGGATATTATGCGCCCCGTAGCCTTTGCTTTTGAGCATCTCACAAGCTGTCTGTGTTCCAAAACCTTGGATAACAATCTCATCTACGACATACCAAATCTTACGCTTTTCGCTGTAGTACATGATGACGATTTGCCCGCTGGCGTATCCAGGGTCCCACCCGATGTCGAATCGAGCCCCTGGATGATTAGGCGGGATATTCATGGGCTGCAGATGCACATCCTCATCGAAAGAACGCGCAAATCGTTGGCCCGAAGCACCTTTAACCCATTGTCCCATGACCTGCATATCGATGTAGAAGTCAGACGCAGAAGCCATCGTCTGAAAGAATTGATCCGTGAGAAGCGGATTAGTAAGGCTCGAAGCTGTAAACACTTCGCAACCTGGCTTTACAATGTCATTGTCATAGAAGTCGTCGTAGATGAAATGTCCCTTCTCAGGCGTTCCAACGACTCGAATGCGTTGTGTGTTCGCGCGCGGATCACGACAGCGGTTCTGTGCGCGTTGCCAGATATCTTGGTTTCGGAGCATGGTGACCTCATCGATGTACAATCCGATGGAGTCCATGGCAACCGCATTGCCGGATTCGTGGAGGCCGTAGAAATAGAACGTTGTCCCGTTATCCATCTCTCGTCGGCGCTCGCTCGCGCTCGTAAACCAGCCATCCCCCTTGCGGCCTGTTCGTTTGGTAATCGTCCGCCCGATGCGCCTCTCAAAGTCGTCCACCTGTCCGTTAAAGCCTGGGATGAGGCGGGTAATTAGATAGCGATTATGAGGGGCTCCCATTAGGATCTTGAGCGGATTGCTCTTCCAGTCTAGGCTCCGATTCCACCATCCATCTTGTTCTACCGCCTGTTTGAGGGCTGCTTGAATCAGCACGTTGCTCTTGCCATATCCGGCCCCTGTAAAAAGTCCGGCTTTAGGGGCATCTGAGAAGATGAAATCTTCTTGGCACGGCCAGACTAGCAGGTCATTGATATCGCCCCAATCCCCTGCGATATCGTCTTCCTCAGAGCTGCTGCTCTGCTCGTCAGGCTCAATCATGATTCTACGCTCTCCACCGAGCGGTGCTGCTCAAATTGCGCCCAGTCTAGCTTGTTATCGCGAGCCACAGTCCTAGCCTCCTCAGTACGCCCGAGGATGAGCAGTCTGCGCACAAGAAGCGACGGACTGGTCTCTGTACGATGGAAGACAATGTTAGCAGGCTTGGGCTGGTCGAGGGCCTTCTCTTTGAACTTTTCAAGGGCTTCTAGTCGGGCAGCTTTAACATCCACGAGGGCCTTGTTCGCCTTTGTGGCCATCTCCAATCTGGAAGTGATATCCCGATCGCGAAGAACACTAATGTTGCTAGGACCATCGGTTGTGTCCCCCATCTCGACAATCTCAGCCGTGCTGTACTCTGACTGCGCGACGGCCTCTACCGCGCGCTTATACGCTAAGCGGGAGATGACTGTCTGACTACGAATGGTTTCCGCAAAATCCCCCAGTTCCTCGTCTTTGACGTCAAGAAGAAGTTGAATGGCTGCCGGAAGATTGCTTTCCCACCTAGAGGTCATGCTTGCATTATCCCATAAAACTTGATAGAATGCAAGAACCATGACCGAAGTTGACGATGCCGTAAAAAAGGTCCAGTGGCTTCTTGCGACCAACAACCCCGTCGCCTACAACGCCGAGGTCCCTTGCCCCTCAAGCGAAGCCCTTGGCATGCTCGGCTTGAGGGTCTACCGCCCCAAAGACGGTAAGATATGGACATGCGGTCCGGTGGACCTAGTTGAAGATATTGAACTTACACCGAATTGCTGCCTGTCCTCGCATAGGCGCTTCGTCAGTAAGAATCTCTCAGAAGCCCACAAACTCAGAGCTTCTCGAATCGATGCAATCGGAAGTTGCGCGCCCGCCGATAAATCCGTTCTGGAATGGTATCCTTGGCAGCATCCAACCAGTTGAGACCCCATGGGGTTCGCTTGATGCTCTCGACCTCGTTTTCAAAAGGCGACCAGTCGATCGGGATGTCCTTGTAAAACCGGATGGGGCCTTTTATCTGAGTCTCGGAGAAGTCCACGCCCGAGGACAGTGCTAGAGAAGGCTTCAATGGGTAGGCCATCTCATTGCTGATGCTCTTCTTGAGTTGAGCCAAGACATAGTCTGGGTCGTCGGACTCGAAGGGCAAGGACAGCAAGATAGGTGAATTGAGCGAGCGGAAGTGTTCTAGGAACTCGCTCTCATAGATGGGCATGCAGCGCCGCAAATGGTTGCTATAGCCGCCAGACAAGGCCCACCATGTCTCTGCCGCTCTGCGAATGGGGCCTGTCTTGGGCAAAGGGATAGCCATGTCCTCGCGCACAATCCAGAGCCTAGAGACGCCGGGGAAGCCTTCCCAGATGAGCCTATCTAGTTCGCGTAGACGCATCTCGCCTGTGTAGGCGTAGGTCACAATAAGGAAGGCGAAATCCCAGAAGCCCATACGGAAATAGGCGTCGCATAAATCCTCCACCTCGTGCCGCGCTGGTAGCTTAGTATCGTCTGAAATCTTGGGGAATCCTCGATTCCAGCGGGGGATATCGGCTACGGAAGACGCGGCACGAGGGGCAGGAGAGATGGGGATCCAGGCCTTATCAGGGTCGAGGATGCAGCGGTCAAGAACTGCCCGCAGTTCCTCGCGTTTGATATTAGGCCTGAATCCAACCCCGAACATAGAACCTCTTACAGTGTAAAAACTTTTACCTTAAGAGCCAAAAAGGCCGTTTGTGTAAAAGATTCTACTTCTTAAACGGGTCTCCGAAGAGAACCCATGCTGTCATCGCGACAAATACCATCGCAAATCCAATAGTTGCGCCGATAAGCCATTCAAGCATCTACTACCCCGAGGATGTCATCGATAGGCAAGCAGCGGAGCCCCTCTGCAAACTCGACAAACTCTGTTGCGCCCGCGCCTGTATGCGTGGGGAAACAAATGGTGTCTCCGACATGAAGGTCCTGGAAAGGGTATCCTCGCGGGAGGCCGATAATGGTCCCGTAGGACATCTGTCCCTGATCTAGGACTTGTTGGAGACCTTCATAAACATGAAGCCCGGCTTTATTTTTGTGCTCCGTGGTATCAAGCTGGACCAATACCCAGCCTGGTGCGGGTAGCATATCGGGAACGTCGATTTCGTCTTCTGCCTGTCCAATTGCGCTTACCTCGTCATAGCGAAGCTGAATGAACTTGCTGCCTTTGACCTGATCGACACCAGAGACCGCACGAATGGCCACGGTTGTTCCGACATCGATGCGCTGCTCCGCAAAGGTCGTCTTCCAGTCTTTCTTCTTGT